AAAACGCTTATTCCCGCAAAGCAGGCCGAAGCCGTGCAGACCGGACAGTATACGGCGGTCAATTGCCGCACGATCATCGACAAGTTCACGGCCACCAATACGGCGGCTGGCAATGTCACGATTAGCGTCAACTTGATTGCGTCCGGCGGGACTGCTGGGGCGAGCAATCTAATCGTTGACACGCGGGCCATCGCGCCGAATGAAACCTACACGTTCCCGGAATTGGTCGGGCAAGTGCTTGACCCCGGCGGGATCATTTCAACTATTGCCAGCGCGGCAACCTCGCTTACCATCCGCGCATCGGGTCGGGAGATTGTAACGTGAAAAAGCCTGTTATCGTGTTTGGTGGCTTCAATGGTTTGCAGGAAAGCGAGCCATTCATCACCGCGTCTGAGAACAAGAAGAACACTCAGATCGTCATCAAGGATTGGATGCTCGGCCCAGAAAAGCCCAGCAACGAACCGGGCGCGAATGGGCCATACTGGAAGGCGCTGGGCGTTGCAATGCAAGTCGATGAGGCGGAAGCCCGGCGGCGTCGTTGCTCCAACTGCGAATACTATGACAACAGCACGTTGACGCAGGCCAAGATGGAGCGAATCCCGCGCAACCAATGGGACGAGAACGCTGGCTTCCGTGGCTATTGCAACAAGTTCGACTTCATCTGTCACGATCTGCGGTCATGTCAGGCGCAGGAAGAGCGGGAGTTTGAAAGCTCCGAAGATTAGTGTAAGGTGCAGCCACCGAGCGTCATTGAGCAGCCGGTGGCTCAGTCTGAAAGGGCAGAATGACACTCGAAACCGCCTTGGTATATGATGAAGCGCCAGACGATCAGATGATCGTGCTGGGCGATAAGTTTTGCGAAAGCGATATACAGCGGCTTGAGGGTGAGTTTCTGCGGCACCAGCAGGCCGATTGCCCGGTCACGCACCGCTTCGGCCCCGGCATCTATATCCGTGAGATGGCGGCTAAGGCCGGGTCGTATCTGATCGGGCATAAGCATCTTGACCCGCATATGAATGTGCTGGTGTCTGGCAAGGTGATGCTGTTCAAGGAATCCGGCGAGACGTTAGAAATTAGCGCACCGTTCACTTTCATAGCCGAGCCGGGGCGCAAGCTGGCGTATGTGATCGAGGACATGGTGTGGCAGAACATCTACGCCACGAACGAGATGAACGTGGAAAAGCTGGAAGCCGTCTTGTTTGAAAAGAGCGAGGAGTGGCAGGCTGGCCAGAAGTTTCTGACGCACCGCAATGATGAGGACATCGCGGACTTCCACGACGCCATTGCAACATTCGGCTTTGACGCCGAGACCGTGCAAAGCATCTCCGAAAACACCGCCGATTTGATTCCATTCCCGCTTGGCGAATACAAGGTGGTCACGGCACCTTCGCCAATCGCCGGAAAGGGAATGTTCGCGTCTGGCAACATCGCTGCATTGGAGGCCATCGCTCCGGCGAGGCTTGACGGCAAGCGGACGCCAGCCGGGCGCTATGTCAACCATGCCAAAGAGCCTAACGCAATCGCCGTGAAGGCCGCGAACGATGATGTGTATCTGTTCGCCATCCGCGACATCGCCGGTTCTACCGGCTCGGCACTTGGCGAAGAAATCACATTAGATTATAGGCAGGTCTTGCGCCTGTCACTAGGAGAGCGTTGATGTCGGCAATGGCAGCGGCAGTTGTAGGTAGTGCTGTAATCGGTGGCATTTCGTCTGCCAGCGCATCAAAAAGCGCGGCGGCGGCACAAGTTAAATCTGCTGAGTTGGGGGCCGCAGAACAGCGCGCGGCGCGTGAGAATCTTGAAAGGCTGCTAGAGCCTTATCGTGCGGCTGGGACGCCTGCATTGGCGCAACAGATGGCGGCGCTCGGTCTTGCCGGGCCAGAAGCCCAGCAGGCTTACGTTGCTGGGCAGGAGCAAAGCCCGCTATTTCAGGCAATCGCGCGGCAAGGCGAAGAGGCGCTTTTGCAGAAGGCGTCGGCAACCGGCGGGCTTCGTGGCGGCAATGTTCAGGGTGCGCTTGCGCAGTTTCGGCCATCGCTGCTCAACCAGTTTCTGGAACAGCAATATGGGCGTCTTGGCGAGATGACATCATTGGGCCAGCGGTCTGCGGCTGGCGTCGGCGCTGCCGGTGTTACCAGCGCCGGAAACATTGCTGGATTGCTTGAGGAATCTGGACGAGCGCAGGCTGGCGGAATCCTTGGATCGGCAAACGCCTTCAACACTGCGCTTAATCAAGTCAGCGGATTTGCCACAGGCCCCACTGGTCAAAGAATACTCGGCGGCTTTGGCGGTGCTGGCAATGTCGGTCTTTCCGGCACCTTCCAGAATGCGCAGACCACACCAGTTTATAATTTCCAGCCTAACGTAGCGCCGGTTCCGATTCCCGGCTTCTAAACTCCATACGGTAAGTCAGGTAGATCATGGCAGAGCCTTATAACTATAACGTGGTTTCCCCGCTGGCGGGCTTCGCTCAGGGATTGCAAATCAGCACTGTTCTTGAAGAACAGCGCAAGGCACGGGAAGTTGAACAGCGCGCCCGTGAGGGTGAGGCTGCGCTGCTGACGGCGTTTGAAGGTGGGACGCCAACGACAACGCAGATCAGCGACTTGATTCTCAAGAATCCGTCCATCGCAGAACGGGCCAAGCAGGCTTACACCATGCGGACAGCTCCGCAGCGTGAGGCTGACGAGCGCCAGCGGACGCAGCTTTATATGCTGATGCGTAGTGGCGAAACTGAGGCCGTCAAGGCGCAGATGCAGACGTTCATTGATGCGGCGCGCAATTCTGGTCGAACACAAGAAGCCGCACAGGGCGAGGCAAACTTGCGCGTGTATGAACAGAATCCTAACGCTGGGATGATCTCGATTGGCGCGACACTTGCTGCGACGAATCCGGAGTTGTGGAGCAAACTTTCGACTGTTGCTGACCAAACTCCGTTTCTCAAAGAGCTAATTGCAGAAGGTTTAAAACCGGGCACTCCTGAGTTCCAAAAGGCGCTTAGAACTAAACGGGAAGGAGATGATTTTATCATCGTTCCCGGCGTTGGTGTTTTTGCGAAAAAAACCGTGATGGCCGCATCGCAAGACGCAGAAATATCCCCATCAATCCCGCAAGAAGCCGTGGATTTGCTAAAAACAAATCCTAAGTTGCGCAGTGCATTTGATTCAAAGTATGGTTCTGGTGCGGCAGCGCGCGTTTTGGAAGCACAGTAATGGCTAATCCATTTGATCGTTTTGACGGAATCGCCAAGCCTATACCGGCGATGCAACTGAAGCCTATTATCGGCGTACAGCCCGCTCCAACATCAGCGGCTGAAGCAGAGCGTCTTGATCTTGCGCGCCGTGGGGACATACGAGCAGAGCGTGCGGACACACGAGCGGAATCTACGTTTCAAGGAGGAGGCGTTCCGTCTGGCTATAGGCGGACGCCGGGCGGCGGTCTTGAGCCAATTCCCGGTGGCCCAGCGGCGGCTGGAACGGCATTGCGCCAAGGTGATGCCGATAAACTGACTGAAGATGTGGATCAACTTGATGCTCTCAAGCGAGCGGTCAACTCATTTCAAGAGAACTTCGCTGGTAATATAGCTGGAGATGTTGAAAATATTGCCCAAGGAGCATTCGGCGTTGGGACGCCGGGACAGCGTGATTGGTGGGCAGATTTCCGTGCAAGCGACAACGTTATTCGAAACAAGTTGTTTGGCGCGTCACTTACGGCTGGCGAAAAATCAGCTTACAACGCCACTACAGTTACGCCGGGAATGAAACCTAGTGAAGTCCAGAAAAACCTTAACAGGCGTTTGGAGATTATTGAGAAGGCAACTCAGCGGCGTGTGAATCGTTTGCGCGCTGGTGGCTACAATGAGCGTGAAATCAATGCCATCGCTGGCCCCGTATTAGAACAGCCGGTTGCCCCGCCATCGCAAAATATAACGGTTCCATTGCCAGATGGGAGGGTTGCCACCTTCCCAAATAAGCAATCTGCGGATGCGTTCAAGCGCAGAGTTGGGATTCAATAATGGCCGTAGACTATGAAGCCTTGGCCCGTGAGTTTGGCGGCAATATAGAAACCGATGCGGCTGGCGGCATGACGATGGATGCTGAAGGGCGTCCCGTTATGCGCGTCAATATTGGGCCACCGAGATCGACGCAGCCCACTGAAGAATCCAATATACCGCGTGGTGTTCCGGGCGCTGCCATGGAGCCAGTCAGCACCGTCAATATCCCGCCATCTGATTACGCTGCGCTTGCTGCTGAGTTTGGCGGCGGAATCAGTACGCCAGAGCCTGAAACAAGCGTTGAAGGCGTCGGCGGCGCTTTGGCGCGTGGCCTTGCGCCAACTGCCGCTTTTGCCGCTCTAGGGGGCGCTATGGGCGGGCCTCCCGGCGCTTTGGCTGGCGCGGCTTTTCCTGCTGTCGTTGACCCGATTGTGATGGGCATCAACGCGCTATTCGGCACAAACTTCACCGAGCCGACAGCGGCGATGGAGAATCTGCTAACCAGCATTGGCGTACCAGAAGCCAAGACAGCCGCAGAGCGTGTATTGCAGACAACGGCTGGTGCAGTTGGTGGCGGCGCTGGTATGATCGGGCTGGGTCGCGGCCTAATGGCGCAGGCTCCCGGTGCCGCGCGAACGGCTGTCACCGGCATTGGCGAGATACTGGCCGCTAGACCGGGCGCACAGCTTGCCGGAGCCGCAACGGGTGGTGCGGTATCTCAGCTAACCGCAGAGGCTGGTGGCGGGCCTGCGGCACAGCTCGCGGCTGGTTTGGTTGGTAGTGTTGCTGGCGGGGCTGCTGTGCCGCGTCCAAGAGTGCCATTGCCAGCGATTGTACAAGAGGCCGAAGCTGTTGGCGTCCCGCTAATGACCAGCGATGTTCTGCCGCCACGCACCTTTGCCGGTCGCACAGCGCAAGCAACTGGCGAGCGAATCCCGCTGGCTGGTACCGGCCCGGTGCGAGAGGCGCAGCAGCAGGCCCGCATCAACGCAGTGCGGGACATTGTAACTGATTATGGCGCGGCAGATGGCAATGCGCTTCCAGAGCAGATCGTTGCGGATTTGGCGCAGAGGCGGTCTGCCACTATTCGGCAGTATTCCGACAACAAGAATGAAGTCATCAATCGACTGGCTGGCTCTGGCAATGTGCCTGTGCAATCCACAATTGATCGCATTGGCACCGAAATTGCAGCACTACGGCGTCGTAAAACGTCAGCAGGCGATGAAGCCGCTGACGCTCTCGAACAGATTAGGACTGACATTCAGGGCCGAAACTTGTTTGAATTGGAGTCATATCGCAAAGATGTGCTATCCAGTGTCTTTAAAAACGACCCAGCTAATCAAATTTCAGCGCCAGCGCGTGAGGCTGGAGCAAAAGCTTTGCGAGCAATTTACGATCCTGTGCGCAAAGACATGGGCGCTTTCATTCGCCGGAATGGCGAACGCCGGGACTTTGATAAATGGATGGTCTCGAATAAGCGGCTTTCCGAAGAAGCAGGTGAGTTGCAAAAGCAGTCGCTTTCGCGCGTATTGAAAACTGGAGAGGCTACGCCGGAAGCGGTGGAGAGCCTCCTATTCAGCAGCAAGCCTAGTGACGTTGCGGCTTTGTATCGCAATCTGTCGCCGCAGGGACGGGCCGTCGCTCGCCAAGCCATCATTGCCCGCGCAGCAACAAAGGCAACAAGCACAGGCGAAGATGCCGTATCACCGACACGGTTTGCAAACGAAATTCAAACGCTTGCCAAGCAAGTTGGCATTTTCTTTAGCGGTGACGAACTGGCCCGAGTGCAAGGTTTGTCGCGCGTCTTGAATGCTACCAGACGGGCCGGTGAAGCTGGCGCATTCCCTGTAACTGGCGCTCAGACGTTCATTCCTACTGCCACTGTCGGTGGCGTCGGCGCATTTGGTGGAGGCTTTGAAGGATTCCTAGGCGCTATGGCAACTGCCGGTGGCATCGGGGCAATCGCTCGCATTTACGAAAGCGCGGCAATGCGCAACTTGTTGCTAAAGGCTGGCAAGACTAATAACCGTGAACGCTTGGTGGAGATCGCCAAGCGCATGAGTGCCGTTGCCCAGTCAGAGACACAGCCACCCTCAGAGGAAACTGAATAATGGCCGCACTTTCCGTTCAAGTCCCGTACCCGGTCTTTTATGATCGTGATGGCACTCCGCTCGACAATGGCAACATCTATATCGGTGTCGCCAATCTCGACCCTGTGACCAACCCGCTGCAAGTCTATTACGACGAGGCGCTGACGATCACGGCATCGCAGCCGCTTATAACGAGCAATGG